CATCAATAGCAATTTCTATTATCCGAGAATATCTAAATGAGAATGTTTTTTATCTTGTTTTGTTTATGGATAGACGAGGTAGAATATATACTGTTGGTAATTATTTAAGTTATCAATCAGATCAAAAAATCAGAAGTGTAATAACTTTTAAAAACTCTGAACGACTTGGGGATAGAGGCAAGTATTGGTTGTATGTCCACGCTGCTAACACGTTTGGTAACGATAAAATCTCGTTTGATGAACGGGTTAAGTGGACAGAAGCAAATTTTGAGCTGCTGGTGAATTACGCAGATAACCCGTTTGCTAATACTGGTTGGAATGAAGCAGATAAACCTATGGAATTTTTACAAACTTGTTTTCATTTAAAGCAGTTTAAGAAATACGGATTAGATTACGAATGTAATTTACCTATATCTATGGACGCTACTTGTAGTGGACTACAGATTTTAAGTATTTTATCTAGGGATTATGAAACTGGTTGGAAAGTAAATGTAACTCCATCTGAAACTCCACAGGATATTTATTCTATTGTAGCAGATAGCGTTATTAAAGAAGTTAAAGAACTAGCGGGTCAAGGATCTTACGAAGCTAACCGTTGGTTGCAATTTGGCATCACTAGAAGTTTAGTAAAGCGAAATATTATGACATATGTTTACGGGTTAAAGCAATTTGGAGCTCGTGAACAGGTGTTTGACGAGTACAAAAAACAAGTAGATTTAGGTAAACCTAAAGTATTAAAAGATGATGGGTTTGACGATTGTAAGTGGTTAGCAAACATTAATTGGAAACACATACAACAACAAGTACCAAAAGCATCTGAATTAATGGTTTGGTTTCAAGATGTAGCTAAACTATTTGCTAAGGCTAATTTGTGTATGGAATGGACTACCCCTATGGGATTTAGAGTTACACAAGATTATAGATATTTGCAAAAGTTTAAAGTTAAAACAGCTATATCTGGTTCTCTTGTCTACACAACTTTAAGGAGACAATTACATAAGTTAGATGTTAGAAAAATGCAAAGTAGTATAGCACCTAATATTACACATAGTCTAGACGGTGCTTTAGCCCAAGCAGTAGCTTTACGTTGTAAACATAACCCAGAACCAATAAATAATTTACTAATGGTTCACGATAGCTTTGCAACAACAGCTAACAAAGTTGATTTACTACATAAGATTATTAGACAATCTGTAGTAGATTTATTTACTGAAGATTATTTGGTTAAGTTGTATCAAGATTTTGAAAAACAACTTCCTAATAAACAGAAGCTGTTATTACAGCCGCCACCAGAAAAAGGAACTTTAGATATAACTGAAGTTTTAAAAAGTAAATACTTTTTTATGTAAAGGTAAAAGAGTACGACCTAAGATGTACTCTTGGAAGTACAAGTTAACTCTTGGAAACCAAAACTAACAATAAGGTAAATATGGAAAAAATAAAACTAACAACTTATACTACACCTGCTGGTATTGCGTTTTACCCGTATCTATTCACGCCAGATACTAAGTTTGACGCTAATGGTGTTTATAATGTTAAATTAAAATTAACTGATAAAGAATCTAAACCTATTATAGATTTAATTAATAAGGAAATAGCTTCTGAGTCAGCTAAAAATAAATCAACAAAGAAATCTGAATTTCTACCATACAAAAAAGTAGATGGTGGTATTGAATTTCATTTTAAATTAAAAGCTAAAGGTAAAACTAAAGCTGGTGTTGAATACGAAAAAAAAGTTAAAGTGTTTGATGCTAAAGGTAAAGTAATATCTACCCCTATTAATGTTTATTCTGGTAGTACAATAAAAGTTGCTTATCAGATTAGACCATACTTTACTAATATACTTGGTTGTGGTGCTTCGTTAGTATTACAAGCAGTTCAAGTATTAAATTTAGTTGAGTCTAACAAAGCCAAAGATACATTTGGTTTTAACCAAGAAGATGGTTTTGAATACGTTGAAACCGATCAAGTAATTGCACTTAAAAATGGTTCGGTTCAAGAAGAAAAATTCGACTTCTAATTATAGAAGCGGATTAGAAGATACAGTTATTGAAGATTTAAAAAAACGAAATGTAAATTTTCAATACGAAAGTAAAGTGGTATTGTACTTAAAACCAGAGACTAAGCATAAGTATAAACCAGATATTATTTTAGATAATGGGATTTTGGTGGAGATAAAAGGTTATTTTACTGCTAACGACAGAAAGAAACATCTTTTAGTGAAAGAGCAAAATCCCGATCTAGATATTAGATTTGTTTTTGGTAATTCTAAAAATAGAATACACAAGTTATCTAAAACAACTTATGCTGACTGGTGTAATAAAAACAATATTAAGTACGCTGATAAATTTGTCCCAGCAGAATGGATAAAACAACAATGAATATTAAGGAGTTAAATTTATGGGAGAACAAAATAATGAAAGCGAGTTTGTTAGGCATATACCGTGTACTAATCCAGTTTGTATGTCTAGTGATGCTAATTCTTTATATAGCGATGGGCACACTTTTTGTTTTAGTTGCAATACTTATGTCGGCTCTAGCGGTGTTATTGAGTCCAATAACCAAACAACTAAACATAATCCTGATTTGGTTCTTGGCGATTTTGTTCCGTTACTTAAACGTAATATCACGTTGGAGAGTTGCCAGAAGTGGAACTACCAAGTCGGTAAACTTAATAACGAAATAGTACACATAGCAAACTATTACGATAATAATAAAAAAATAGTTTTTCAAAAATTAAGATTTAAAAATAAAGTTTTTAAAACAACTGGTAATATAAATAATGCTTTATTATATGGACAACAACTTTGGAAACAAGGTGGTAGAAAAGTTTGTATATGTGAGGGAGAGATTGATTCAATATCTTTATCACAATTATTTAATCACAAATACCCAGTTGTTGGAATACCTAACGGTGTTAATGGTGCGGTAAAAGCATTAAAGAAACAATTAGAATGGTTAGAAAGTTTTGAAGAAATAGTTTTATTTTTTGATCAAGACGTACACGGGCAAGAAGCTGCTAAAGAGTGTGCAGAATTATTTACTGTAGGTAAATGTAAAATAGCTACGTTTGAATTAAAAGATGTAAACGATATGATAGTGGCTAATCGTGGCGAAGAAGTAATTAAAGCTATGTGGGACGCTAAAGCATATCGTCCAGATGGAATTGTATTTGGAACTGATTTGTGGGATTTAGTTAAAGAACCAGTACCAACTTCAATAGCACAATATCCATTTTCTGGTTTAAATAAAAAACTATTTGGTTTAAGGAAAAGAGAAATAGTTACAGTTTGTGCTGGTACTGGTGTCGGTAAAACTTTATTCACTAAAGAACTTATGTACTCCTTAATAAAACAAAATCATAAAATAGGAATAATATCTTTAGAAGAAAGTTTACAAAGAACTTGTCACGGAATACTTGGTATGAGTTTAAATAAACTAGTACACATAAAAGGTGTAGGAAGCATACCACCAGAAGAATTAGAAAAAGCATACAAAGAAACTTTGGGAAGTGGTAAAGTATTTTTATACCATAACTTTGGTAGCACAGAACAAGAAAACATATTTACTAGAATTAAATTCTTTGCGAAAGGATTAGATTGTTCTTTTGTTATTTTAGATCACGTTTCTATTTTAATATCTGGTTTAGATATTGTAGATGAACGTAAAGCGTTAGATGTTTTATTTACTAAACTTAGAACACTAACAGAAGAATTAGGAATAAGTTTAATTTGTGTAGCACACTTAAAAAGATTAGATGGAAACCAAGATCACACAGATGGTGTTCAAGTTTCGTTGTCTCATATTAGAGGTAGTGCGAGTATAGCACAACTTTCTGATGCAGTAGTTTCTTTAGAAAGAAATTCTAATAAGAATGAAAATAAAACTATTATTCGTGTTTTAAAAAATAGATTTTCAGGAGATACTGGCATAGCGTCAGTAGCAAATTACGATATAACAACTGGGAGATTAGTAGAAGAAAATGACCAAAACTTTATTTTTTGATATAGAAACAAACGGATTAGATCCATCAGTAATACATTGTTTAGTTATTATTGATGAGAATGAAAAAGAATTTACTTTTGTAGGAAAAGATATTCCTAAAGGATTAGAGCTTCTCACCGACAACTTAGTAGTTGGACATAACTGTATTGGGTACGACCTCCCAGTTCTCAATAAGTTATTAAACTATTCTCATAAAAGAGAATTAGTCCACGATACGCTTTGCCTAAGTCGCCTTATCTACCCTGACATCGCAAATAGCGTTGATGTTAAGTTGTTGGTGAGAGGTACAATTTCTAAAAACTCAGTTGGAAAACATAGTTTAAAAAGCTGGGGAGAGAGATTACAATTTAAAAAGTTAGACTATAACCCAAGTAACTTTGAAACATTTAACGAAGAAATGTTAAAGTATTGTATTCAGGACGTAAGATTAACTAAGAAGTTATATGATAAATTTATGTCTAAAGGTTTTAGTAAAGAGAGTATAGACCTAGAACATAAAATAACTTTTATAACTAAAGAACAAGAATTACGTGGTTTTTATTTTGATGAAAAGAAAGCACAAAACTTACAAGCTAAATTATTATCTAAGTATAACGATTTAAAAATTAAATTAGAAAAAACATTTTTAGATTGGGAGGAAGATTTAGGGGAGTTTATACCA